GGCGTTCTTTTAGAACTAAGGTTTCTTTTATTTCTTGGTCAGATAAGTGTGCTAGGTTCATAATTCGGCTAACATTCTGTCTATTTCAACGGGTCCACCTAGTTTAAAAGCATCAATACCTTTTTCTTCTACAGCTTTCTTAAACTCATCAGTGAATTTAAGATAGGTTCCATCGTATTCTGTATCGGTACCTTCTATTTTTGAAATTATGCCTTTTTGTTGTTTTCTACTAGGAATAAGCTCATCTAGTATTTTTTGTAGCTCATTTTCACCGCTTTTGTAATTTTTCATAATAACATCGTAGTCTTCAGCTCGTTCAGTTATAGCTTGTTTATTTCCTATATGCACGCCATCTTGTCCACCTTTTACTGCAGCTAACACCCTAGCTCTTACAGGTAGTTTCATATATTTAGATTGACCACCATCAAAATATGGATCTATTTTCATACCAAACTCTTTTGAATTAATACCTACTGCTTTTTTAAGCACTTTCACACCATTAGCTAATTCAAAGAAAGTTTTTCCCTCGTCTGCAATATCATCAAAGTAGGCTTTTACTCTGTCTTCAACTCTTGGACCAGCGGCAAAATATTTTTGTCTACCTCCTGCTCCAGATTCAGTCATAAAAAATATTTCTTCTGGTGTTTTGTCTAAAGATTGCGAAAATGGTTTGCCAGTAATTTTTTCTATTTCTCTTGGAGAAATACTCATTTTGTCTATTCCCTCATCAAGTACAGTTTTGTTAAGTTTATTTATAATTTTGTCCACAGTCTCTTTATCTGCTCCACGTGCTATTCCATCATTAATTGCATCCACGTAGTCGTTATATGATTTTAGTTTTTGCATTATTACTTTTTGTTGGGCAGGATCTATAAAACCACCTCTTGAGTTTGCAGACTTACCCAATATTTTTTTCTTAATTTTTTCAATGCTTTTTCTTCTTTTAAAAACTTCTTCAACAACTTTGTCAAATTCTGCATCTGTAGCTAAATTTTCATCTATAAATTTTAATTGTGCTCCGCCCACACTACTGCGTTCTTTCAACATGTTTTTAATGCTTTTTAAACTTTCATTGGGTCTAGATATAATTTTGTCATCTAAAAACTCAGTAAAAGATGTGGCTCGATCAAAATCTCTACCTAAAGCATCACTAGGCACAAAAAACTTACCAGGTATCCTATTGGCTAAATCAGTATCAGTAAATACTTTGTATAAATCATCACCTAGAAAACTTTTGACCTCATCCATATCGTTGTTAGTTAAGGCTTTCACAAACTTAGGATTAAGATTTCTACCAAAGGTACCTGCTTGAGTATTTGCACCACCAAGCAATACTTTTAGTTCTTGTGCATAACTATTACTTGCATTATTAATATTACGTAGTTGTAAAGCATCTATGTTTCCAAGTACGTTTACAGTTTCAGTAAAATCTCTTTTCATTTTAGGCAAATAAGTATCAGCTACTTCGCCTTGAAAATCTGACTGCACTCTGAAAATGCTGGTTATTTTGTCTGATTCTTCTAAATTTAATTCTTTAAATGCTTTTTCTATTTCTTTACCTTTATCTATATATTCAGCAGTATCGTCAAAGCCGTATGCTAACCGATACCTTGATAAAGGGTTGTTAGTGCCAATACCATCAAATACATAAGCTGTATCTCCAGTAGTGCCATCGGGATATTTAAGATTTGAATAATGATCTGGTTGTCCTCTATATTCTCCTGAACCTCTAACATGGTAAACAGCTTGGCTTTGTGTTCTTTGTAAATCTTTGTTAGCAAATCTTGTGTCAGGAGATGCAAGTTTACCTTCTGGAACACCTCTCATTTGAATAGCATCTCTTTGCTGTCTAGCCATATAATCATCAAGGAACCCTCTGGATACTTTTTTTGAACCTGCTGTTTCGTTTAAAAACTTAGGGTGCATGTCTTTGGATTCATCAATTATATTTAACAATCTAAGCTCGCCTGTAGGTATTCCAGCGTCAATAAGTTTATTGACCCATTCTTGTGGGGGTAGCTCCTGTACTTTTTTACCTAAAGATTTAGGGTGGTAACCATTAACCCACTTTCTAGCCTTAGAATTTAGATTAATACTCGGTTGTAGGGTGTTATAACTAATTTCATCTATGCCTTTTGGTTGGAAAGGTTGTACTTCAGGCAATGGAGGATCCTTGGGTGCAGAAAGTTGTAACGGCTCTTCAACAGGGGGTTTATCGGTTTTCTTGGGAGCCTCTGCTACTTTCGTACCAGTTTTTGTTACAGCTTTTGCACCACGAAGGAATCGGAATAAAGGTACCAAGCTTATGCCAGCTAGTCCAGCTAGGGCAATGTTACCCGCTGCACCAAGCCTATCTTGATCTTGTATATTGGTTTTAGCTCTACGACCAAACTCACCAACTTCATAAGCAGCAATAGCATCTCCAACACCAGGAGAGATGCTAACAGCTATCTGATCTACAACAGGTAGTTCTTCAAAAGTACGATAGGCTTCACGAATGTTGCCTGCAGCTATCTTGGAGCTTAGGTCTGAAAGTATTTCCTTTCTTGCAGCCATAACTGGCTAAATGGATATAGATTCTAGTAGGCTAGATATTTGGTCTTGTTGTGGTACGTTTTGAGCTTGTATACCAATCTTTTGTTGTTGTAATTGATCAATTTGATTTACAACTTCCTGTGCTCGGTCAAATTCTTGTGCATTTACTAGCATATTATATGATTTCATAAGGTTTTCTATCTGTGCGTCAATAGAAAACATCTGATTTGCAGGAGATCTGTCTTGCATCATAGGTTCATTGTCGGACATACCCATCATTTGTTGTGCTAATTGCATATCTCTGTTGGATATTGTTCTACCAACCTCACCTAACATCTGCTTCATATTCATCATATGCCAAACATCTCCCTAGCTTGTTGCAATTCTTCCATAGTTATGCCAACTTCTTGCAAAAAAGCCTCTATCTGCTCATCTGTAGCACCTTGAGATACCATTTGTTGTAAAATTTTAATAATTTGCATGAGGGCTTGTTTAGCCTCTTCTTGCTCAGATCCTGATATTTGATCTAAATCTTGTTGCATTTGACCAGGAGATTCTTGGGGGGCAGGAGTCCCTTGCATCATCGGCTGTTCTGGTTGCATAACAGGTTGTACCTGCATACCCATCATATCTTCTTCCATAGAATACCTCGTGGTTAAAATCTGATATTAACATAAAAAGATGAAATGTGTTAAATATGTTTTTTGTTTGTATGAGTTATTAACCTTGTGTGTATATATACTGCGTAGCACGATTTTGTGTCCCCCCCCACTTCAGAGATGACATTCCGACCGACTTTTGTGATCCATTGGGACTCCGAGACATAAAAAAAGGGAGCATAAAACTCCCTTAATCCTCCGACTAATTGTTATTTATTTACATCAGCACAATCAAAACAGTAATGATATGTTTTATTACCTTTAGCTTTCCATGTATCAGATTTCATCATGCACCTATATTCGCCTGTTCCATCTTTTTCTTTATACCATGTCTCAACCTGTTTAGCGTTTTTCTTACAACAATAAGCATTTCTTACATAATCTTCATAATCAAACCCAACCCCACACTTATCACAAGTGTAGGGCTGTTTGTCTTGTAGATGTGATAACACTACATATGCCATTAGTTCAACTCCAAAGGAACAACATTGTCAGCTTGTTGCTCTTGTGATAGCTGTCGCATTTCTGCATGAACTCCTCCACCTTGTATGACATGAACGCCATTGACTATAAGACTTTGACAATCAGTCTCTATGGCTTTGCCAACGACCTGTGTGCCAGTCTCATCGTATAAGTTTATTTCTATCTTCATAATAACCTCCTAATGGTTTTGTTTAAAAGATAAGTAATTGTATCACATATTGTTTACATTATGTAACCTTTTAACAAACTTTCTATCTTCCCCAGTAATCAGCTTATAAATAAATAAACCTTTCCTGGTCATATACCTGGGAGCTCGCTGCATATACTCTATAGCTTCTGTGTTACATCCTTCATATGAAGAACTCCACACCCGAGCTGTCCCAAGGTGGCAGTACCCGACATAACCCAGAGCTTCCCTGGTAGATCTTGCCTCATTGTGTAAGGCTTCTGTGGTGGCTGTTGAGTCGGTCACGAGCTATACTCTACGCCCGACCCGACATTAGGAACACCACCACATACACGCCAACCGTTAATAAAAAGAGCGTATCCATTCATTCTTCTGTGTAGCCATCAAACCAAACTCCTGGTTCATGTGTGTCTTCTCTCTGGCAGTGCTCTTGGGCTTCTGCCTCAGTTAGTCCAGTTTTGATTATTTTGTTGTGGTCTTTATGATCACTATCTCTGTAAAACCTTACTATTTTATACATACTTCTTCTCCTAATTTGTAAAAGCTTATTGTACCTGTTGGTTACAAAATGTCAACACCCTGCACATCTACCTGGATCGCAGCCAGGGGATCTGGCATCCCTGGTATTGGATCCCTGTGTTCCTATATGTGTGTTTCACTCACGCACTAGCAAGTAAACCCGACACCCGACTCCCGACATAAAAAACCCGACACTAGGTCGGGCTTATTAGAAAGTTATTAAGATTTTAAACTACAACTTCTCGCATAGTTTCAAAGTGTCTGTTTATTACAACATCAACTTCATAATGTGTATCGCAGTTTGGACAATGCCAGTCCTCTATTTCTCCTGTGCAATTATCTCCAAGATAATGTAAATCTTCTTCATTACACTTTGGACATCTTTGAACGCACATTATGACACTTCACTAGCAATAGCAACTATGATTTCTTTTATTCTATCCTGTGCATTTGGCTCGATTAAAGCAACAGCTAATTTATCAGCTACTTTATTCTTAACTTGCCAGTCATGTTTCCACCATGATAAGTCTTGGTTGTTATAGCCAATCGTAGATACACCAACATTCTCTACAGTATGAAAGTCGTTAAACTTTCTTATCTGCTCGTTGAGTATCTGCATTTCTTCATTCTTCGCTTCAACCATTCTATCAATAGAACTTTGTAGCTTGGCAACGCTGTCGTGCATTTTAGCTATAGCTTTATACTCTTTAGACTTTTCAGCTTTCTGTATTTTGCTGTCTAGTCTTTCATTCACACCCTCCATAATCTGATTGACTATGGCTTCTTGTTCAAATTTTCTAATTTGTTTCATACTACTTCTCCTATAAAGTAAAAGTATATCTTACTACTTTTTCTACCTATTGTCTACAAAATGTATCTTATAGTTTTACTAGACTTTCCCGTGCATGTCGCAGCCTCTGGCAGCAATAACTCCCAGGGATCTGTGATCCTGTGTTATATTATGTGTATAGTTCAACCCGACCCGACCCGACAGAATACCCCGACAACCCGACACCCCGACCCGACTGGCTTTGTAGCCATTTTGTGCATGATTTTTTTTGGGAGAGAGAGCGAGAGAGGGGGCAGATGCGATTAATCCTCAAAATCCCTCCATATAAATAATAACTATTATATTTATTAGTTACATTTTGTTCACTTAAAGTATTGACATATTGGATACAAATAGTATCATTAAGACTTAACTAACCATAAATATATAGGAGTAAATATGGGAACAAGAAGTAATATCGCAGTAGAGCGACCAAACGGGCAAGTCATAGTAACTTACTGTCATTATGATGGATACCCTGAATACAATGGTTCATTACTCAATGAACATTACAATACGCAAACCAAAGCAGAGGAGTTAGCTAATCAAGGCTACTTATCAGCTTTAAAACCTACCTTAAAAGATTCGTTAGAGGGTAGGGCAAACCATGACGCACCAATGATATACCACTCATTACATTCTTATTTAAATGATATTCAATGGGATATAGAATGGATTTATATCTTTAGACGTGGACAATGGTATGTATGCGAGGGTATGGAAGTAGATGATAACTATAAAATACTTGATAAAGATTTTATTGAGAATGACTTTCAACCACTTGTAGATAAATTAACTAAACTACAATTACAACAGGTGTCAGCATGAGCAATACACATAAACTAAAGTTTAGATCAAATAAGTCCCTAGTCAAACTGGCTAGGGATACCATCAAAGCAAGTAATTTCAAAATTGCTTATCGTGACAAATATACTACAGATAAATGCTTTTATCTTGTTAAAGATGATGGCATATATTTGATGAATTGTTATAAAGACAACCCTAACAAATCTAATACAGTTATTTATGCTAGTGGATACAACCCAAAGTATAACGACAATGTTTGGGAAGATACTTATCAAGTTAGTCGTGATGACTTTGCAGATAATATGTATTTTACTGATGACCAATTAGATAGAATTGCAAATGGTGGCGATATTAATATAACTATCACGCCAACATCATACGAGGTAAGAGCATGAGCAATATAGATTATCGTAAGATACCAAAACACCTACGCCACTTATCCGAGTGGCGTTTGAAAGCATTATTTTATTTATTTAGAGGGAGTTTATAACCATGTCAACATATTACAGACCGACCAAACCAATACCATTACAAGCAATAGAAGAAAGTGAGTTTTTAGAGGATATTGGCTTTGAAATTACTAACACAAAGAAAGCACAATATTTTTATTGTGGTTCTTATATACATTTTTCATTAGACAAAGAAAACAACGTAATTGATTTGTATCGTTATGGCGGTAATAATGCCGACCATGTTTTAGATCCTTTAAACCAAGAGTTTGAAGTAGATTTTGTTTCAGAATATGAGGACGAGTATGACGACTATTGTCACCCCGATACACCAGTTATGCAAATCAACATAGAAGATTTAAGGAGTGTATCTCGTGATTGATACATTCTTTTATATCACGCTTGGAGTATATGCTCTTGTATACTTTGCATCTACACCGACTGATGAAGAATAAATACTATGTTAAGATAGTTCCATATGACCCAGTAAAGTATGACTTAGAACACACCCCCCTTAGTGAACAAGTCTGCTTTACTGTTGGTTATTTAGTCCACCAAGATAACCGCATCACACACACAGCTTGGTTCACCAACCGCAAGGCTTTATTTAGTCATTTAGATAAGTTCTTGAATAATAAACAGTCTTAACCTATAATCGGGCTAGGCGTGTCCGATACTGTATAAAAATTTCTATAAATTTCCATACTTACTCCTATTTTTGTGACACGCCCTTTTCATTTTCTTTTTCCAATTCAGATTCATCAGTTACCAGGCTTGGATCTGGCTGCTTATCTTCCAGACTAGCCTCAACAACATTACCCATGAGCTGTGCCAGTCTGTTTTCTACTTCTTCCCGACTCATTTGATCTACTTTCCCGAACATTACTTCCTTACGATCAACAATTAACCCCCCGACTTTTAGCAGGGAGTTCTGGGCAGAAATTGCAGCGTTAAATGACCCCGCCTCCATTGCCTTGTCTCTAATATCATAGAGATCCTGGACAGCCCGATCATAATTAAGTTCGTATTTCTTTTTAGCCTGGTTCATCAAATAATTATATTCTTTGCGAATTATAGGCTTGCTCATAAGCTTATTTGCCATCTGGCGGGGAGATGTATAGCCTGCCTTATGGGCACACTCTACAAGTGATAAACGAGGATTATTGACTGCGATCCAGATAAAGTTGCGTTGTCTTCGATTGAGTTTTTCGTCAAGGTTGCAGTATTCAATGGGTGCTTCTTCTTCAGCAGAGATGATAGGTTCATATTCTAATTTATTTTTTCTATGTCCCATGTTCGCATATTAGTCGTGGCGATATTTATATACTAGCTATCCCCACTTTATCCTAAAGTGTATTGAGAGGATACTTGATAAGAGTAAATCTAGTCAAGTATTTTCTACTATTTTTATAGAGTTTTAGTTATTCTCTTGTGACAAAAATGAAAAAAATAAAATATTCGCCAAAACCCTATTCTTATCATGTTTTTAGCTGTCAGATTCTTTTGACAATAATTGACAATAATCTATTTCTTAGCAGATTTGTCTATATATTGCTCTAAAAGTTCTTGAACAAGCTTTGCAACTTCTTTATCACCAAACTCAATACTGAGCTGTGATATACAAAAACTTAAACTTGCTAGGACAACATTCAAACGATCTTCGCCCCTGTAAACCATGTTATCAAACATAGCATCTAGTCTGCCTATAACCTCATGTAAGGTTGGTTTGCCTTGCTTATGTTTTATTTCTACAATCTTTGGCATATCGCATCATAGCACGATAAATCAAAAAATAGCTAATACTTGAACCTTTCTGGTATTACTACCGACCAATTACAGTCATCACAACAACGACCATCATTAATTGGTTGTGCATTATTACCATGTTCCCAGACCACTTCTCCGTCTTTATTACGCATTGGCTCTATATAACCACCACAAATACTGCATTTTACTTGGTTGATATTAGTTACGCTCATGTTTCCTCACAATTTTTACAAGTATCTTTATGTTTAACAACATATTTAACCTGTTTTGTTCTAAAAAAGTCTAATCTATACGTATTTTTACACTTAGCACACTTTTTTACTTTCATGCTATGTTCATGTTCTTGTATATATGCTTTATGACTTCAACAGTCCAACCGTTGCCAAGCATCTTATATCTTTGTGTGTTTGACACATGATTCGTGTAATTATCTGGAACTGTCTGCAACCTTTCACATTCTAATGGTGTTAACTTACGCCAAGTAAGATCTTCATTTACTGCAATACTGTCTTTACCTACTGTTGTTATAGCATTTGATTTATTATCGTTGCGTAATTCAAGCATTTGCTTTGTTTTATTAGCCACAGAAACTCCGTCTCTATCCATGCGTTTACCATCTTTATCGTAGGCTCTACCACGAAAAGCACCGCCAGTTACTACTTTTGGCTCTCTGTTACCACCTTGACAGGTGTTGACCGTAGGCGACTTACCTTCTGGACTATATACTCTTTTAATTTGATCATGTCCTTTTATATCTACTGCAACACCTACTTGTTTTGGTTTGGTTTCTACTTTCGGCTCTCTATTACCACCCATGCCTGCTGCAGCCATAACTGTTGGCGACTTTCCGTGTTGTCCATACACTTTATTTGTGCCACCCCAACTAGGCAAAGGCTTTCCGTTTTCATGGTGTGCAACGCCTACTTGTTTAGGCTTAGTTTCTATCATTTGCTCTTTATTTGATGCAGTAAGTGTAGGAGATTTACCTTGATCACTATAAACTCTTTGTGTGCTTTCATAAACGCCATCTCTGTATTCAAACTCCATGATCTGTTTATCAAATGTTTTATCAGTAATGTTAAGAATGGTTTTAAGTTTCAACCAGACATCATCTCCAGGTATAGCAAAACTGTTATCTGTTCTAAACCAATGCTCTACTTTAGTTACTGGTAAATTAGTTTCACTAGCTATTTGTTTGTTTGTTTTACCTATATCTTTTTTACTATTTCTCAATAATGTTTGTAGTTTTTTTTCATCAACTTTATGCTTTCTTATCTTTACTTCCTCAACATTCATGCCTACTTTTATAGGCTTGTTAACTAATTGCCTACGGTATTTATCCTTGTAATGATGCGGTTTTGCACCTGTTTTAGAATAATTAGCATCAATGCAATAGCTTTTATCTCTATCGCTATCAAAATCATCTTCTAATATATCTTTCAAAACTATGCCTTTATCTTCTGGTTGTTGAATACCTGGTATGTTAGTCCAATAGTATCTTTGCCTAGATTGAGCACTTAGAAGCGAACTATTTATGAAAATAGGATCAATACCAAAAGTTATTTCTGGATAACACTCTGATACTTGTTGAGATATAACTTGTAAGAACTCTTTTTTCATTCTTACATTCTCCAACAAGAAATACTTAGGTTTGATTGCTTTGAGTAAGCGTATAAATTCAAAGAATAATGCTGATCTTGGATCATCAAATGCTAACTGTTTACCTGCCATACTAAATCCCTGGCATGGCGAACCAGCTTGTATTAGATCCACATCCATATAGTCTTTTGGATCTAAATCACACACATCTCCGACTTGTATTATGTCTGGATAGTTTGCTTGGGCTACTTGTATAGCATATTTATCTATTTCACTTGCGTAATATTTTTCTATTGGTATACCTAATTGTTCCAATGCAATACGACCACAAGCCATACCATCAAACAAACTTAATACTTTCATTTATCTCTATCTAATATAACAATGAACAATGCAGGTATCACAAATACTGCTATTAAAAACCAAAATATAAACTCGATCATATAACTGACTCACGGCTGTTATCTTCATCATAAAACATAATTAGATCTCCATGTGGATCTAGACAATCCATACCAACATTTTCTTTGTAGTATTTTTTGTATCCTTCAAGTAATGAATTTATTTTTTTTGTGTTGTAATCATCTACAGCTTGTTCATAAGAAAGCCTTGACATCATATATAAATCGTTTGATCTACTCATATTTCTTACTCCTTGCGTTACTTTATGTATTTAATGTGTTACGCATAGTAGACATTATACATAAATTATTATAATATACAAAGATACATATAAGGAGTAAAGATATGGATAAACCAAAATCACTTGTGTCTGAAATTATTGACGAAATAATTACTTACACTACACCAAAATCTAAAACAGATATGGAAAATGAACTATTGCGAGATAAGATTAACTATCTTGTTTGGCAGGTAGGGGTTGCAGTAAAAGATCTGCAAACAGAAGTAGATAAACTAAAAGAAAAGGATAGGGAGGCATCATGAATCTACCAGATATGTTAGAAGACCTACCTCATAAAGTAGTAGGTGATGCGTTTTATTTTCCAAACATGGACAATAATTTTTATCATAATGGCCCTGGCATATCTTCATCTAACATTCGAAGATTTAGTCAAAGCCAGTTACACGCTTTTGAGGAAGTCATAGAACAAACACCAGCAATGAACTTTGGATCTGCTGCTCATTCACTTATTGTAGAGGGCGAGGGTGCATTTTATAGTGATGTAGTTACGATATCAGGATCTCCATACACCAATACTAACAAAGCATTGAAACAAGAAAGCTTGGCTAAAGGTTTGTCTGTAATTAGTGAAAAGGAGCGAGATACCATATATAGCATGAAAAACAGCTTAGTAACGGAAGCGAGAGCTTATCTAAATCCAGAAAACGAGTATCCTAGTGCTTTTGATTC